CCTTTATCTCAGCATTTCAAGCACCTTAACACGGGCTTGCGCCCGTGGTTGACGGAATTTTTCAGGTTCCGCCGAACCCTGGTTTGAGTATGGTTTCCTTCCACATTTAATTGTAAGTAACGGGACTGAACGCCCGGTTTAGTTCCTACACACTAGACGACCCCAAGTCAAGGGTAAACAACGTGGTCAGACCACTGCACATGGAGCAAATGAGAAAGCTTCGAAGGTATCGCGGTCTGGTTATTCCAGACCTTCCAATCGTTGACATCAATCTGCACAGCACCAGACTGGCCTGTGATGCCTGAGACCTCGATCTCAAGCGCGCCGTTTGCAATGTTCAAAATTTTGACCCCTGAAGTGCCATACATAGAATGTTTGACTGTATAAGGCAAGTCATAAAGAACGTTGGAAACCGCTGTGCCAATGGTAGTAACTTCGATGTCTTTCACCACCCTCTCCCCAGTAACGTAATTCGCACCGTCTGGGAACTCTCCAACCGCGGAGAAAACGAGCATGTATCGCCCATTCCTGCGCAGCAAAAGACCTCCATCTTCACTGGGCGATATCAACGTCAGTTCAGTGGGGTTTCTGCTAAAAGTGTCACTCTTTGCGCTTGTTATGTCCAAGCCCGGAGCCGTCGAGAACGATCTAAAGAAAGATGAGGCTGTTAACGCCTGATCAGGCCAAGATATATCGTCCGAGTAAATATCGCCATTGGCGAGCATCTGCGATGCAGTGGTATCCCTTTGAGATGTCAAGATTGTGCGAGGAACCGAAGGAGGAGTCACAGAAGACCTAGGAACAACGGGCTTTAGAAGCGTGATGTCGTACGACACCCACAACTGCCCTAGCGTTGTATCCAAAGCCTGCGGCAAACCGTCGGTCATGATTTGAACCTTAGCAAAATCATAAAACCTCGCATCACTCACCTGAGTAGATTCACTACCTGCGTCTCTGACGTACAGTTGTAGGCCATTTCTTGCAAACTCCTTGCACTCAATTGCGTGAACAATGTTGAGGCTGGGTTTGTTCACAACGGCGAACTGGCTGTTTTCAAAGGAAACAAGATCGGCGTATGGTTTATCATTAACGTTGTAATTAGTGGCTATGCCCACCGTGCCCAACGCACCAGCGCTGGTGTATTCGCTGGTCATTGATTTAAATGTAACGACCATTCCGTTAATTTTGTACTGTTGGTAGTTCTTAGCAATCTTACTCAGCCAAGGAAACATCTCCTCGTTAGATGGATTAATGTCCATAGTAAAGTTGTTAAACTTAGTAGGATCACTAGGCACAGATATGGTTTTAACAAACTCTCTGTGAGTGACCCGAACCTCACTGGAGCCGGAACCACCAAACATCGGAACGTCGACTGAAGAATAACCTCCTTTCGACATGGTGTTGTCTGTTACTGTGTAATCCCCGAATCCTGCGATTCGAGAAATTCCAGCTCCAAGTGCGGTACCAGCCTTACCAATAAGGCCCAAAAGAGGATCTCCCTTCTGGGTCTTGTGTTTCTTCACGGACATCGTCAAATTCTCCACCCTCTTGGTGAGTTCTTTAATCTTAGCTGTGTTCATCGCACCCAATTTAGAGACCTGGGTGCTGGTCTTTGTCTGATTCTTCTTGTTTGTCATGCCCGGCGACGGCACCGAGCAACACCTCACGGTTAGTCAGGAATTCAAGGATTCTCTCCTTGACAGGCCCATGGGGCATATCACGGATCTCATCCAGGTAGTTGCACAGCGTTGAAGGATCGCAATGACGCGAAAAGGACGCCTCGTAGAGCATGCGCTCCCAGGAATCCAACCAACAACGCCAACTGCCGTCGTCCTGCCGCTGAAAACGGTGTGAACAAAACACGAAATCATCGGGCTCCTGTGTTGCGACATCCCTTACGGGAAGTCCAAGCTCCAGATAGCGGCTCTTCAATTCATCCAAGCGGACTCTGTTCCATTCAAGGCAGTCATCGCCCATGGTGTAG